CCTAACTTCCGTGGCTATGTCAAAGGTGACTTGTTGTATATGTCAACACCGCCAGAAATTTCAGGAAACTATGTGTTTCAGCCCAACACTATTGAGTATAAAATTCCAGCTCGAAGTAACTTGGGACAACGCATTGGCAATAGCAACATTGGTATTGCTGTTCACAGCATGTATGCAGATGTTGGCAAGCCCCGTCAGCCCTTGAGCGGCGTTGTGTTTAATGAAGTACCGGGATTGATGTTGGAGCGTCCTGCAACACCATCGGCACTGGCAGCAGAACCTGCCAAAGTCAAACAACTCAAGCAGTTGGTGAGTACCAGTGGCGCAGCAATTGATACTTTGTTCAATCCTGCGGAATTGCGTACTCGCAAAATAACAGACTTGGCCAAACTATGTGTGGATTTTATCAACACCAAAGTTGGCGCCCCACTCAACCCCACTACGTTATTGCCCGAGTTTGGTGAATGGTTACAAACAAAGGTCACCCCAAACAAATTCCGCAACATTGTGGAATACTTGCAAAGTCCTGCGTCAAACACTCAGGCACTTGCCGCGGCATTCACTGCTTTCATACTATTGCACGATCTCAAGATGAATATCTTGCAACAGGCTGATCTTGAACATCCTGGACAAGAAGGTTGGGTGATGGCCACGCCCGCAGGCTATGCCAAGGCAGTAAACCGCTTTGATCCCAACGCTTTTGCTGCTCAAAATCGTCAGAGAAATAACCCTCAACAGGCATAATTTCAGACACTTTGGTAAATAAGTGCAGGGACATAATATCCCACTAACTTAAAGGAAATTTAAAATGGCTATTTTTACAAAAGTAAACGGTACTACACAACCAGTATTTGCACTTGACGTTGCAAACGGTTCTATTGCAGGCACAGCTAACGTTGCTGCCCAAGGTCCAGTTCAGATCCAAGGTCCAAAACTTGACTTCTTCACATTGACAGCTAACGCCGCACTTACCAACGCTGGTAACGTTAACGGTTACTTGAACAACGTGTTGACTTCGATTCAACAACTTGGTACTATCGCAATTTATCAAGCCGGCGCTACAGCTGGTACAATCAGCTTGGCTATCTATCCAAGTGGTGCTTATACCACAACTACATTGGTTGCTGCTGCTCAAACAGCCAACGCAACTGGTGGTTTGAATATTGGTATCCCAACTGCCAACGTTTCAGCTACAGCTAGCTTCACTAACCTGTAATCTACAGTTTAGTAACCACACTAACCCTGGAATTAAAAACTCCAGGGTTTTTCTTGCCTTAAATACCTGCAATGAGAATCTTGTGTAGAACCAAATTTGATTGCAGCCGTACTGGAGTCACGGGGCATTTTCGCCCTAGTGAAATACCATTTACGGATCGTGCTGGACAAAGAATTACCAGTCTTGAGGAATGGCATTGCAGTCGTAACCAACAAAGAAACTGGGAAACACTTTTACAAATTCTTAGTTTGCGCACCCAACCCATGGAGATAACACAACCAGTATTTCGTGATGGGGCATGGGAGTTTGAGTTTGTTAGCGATAATGAAGCAGTGTTTGCAGTCCAAGGAAACCCTGATCCTTTAGCAGCATTGCGTTCTGATTGTGACGGAGTCCCGATGATGACAGGAATTAAAGATTCTCCTGAAATAGCAGAAACTATTTCGGCCCTGGGCACCGATCAAAACATTTGGTTTGAAACCATAAATAATATATTGGATTAATACAAACATGGCCGAAACAACCGACATTGAAAAGAAAAGTCTAGAAGCACACGTTGAACTGTGCGCTCAGCGTTATACTGCTTTGGAACAAAGCATTGACGATGTCAAGCAAGACACAGCAGAATTAAAAACCACTATTCAAGAAGTTCATCGACTGGTGCATAAAATGTCCGACAATCGTAACTCACAGTTGATTGGTTGGGGTATTGGAATTATTGGATTCTTACTAGCCACTCTGGGATACTTGATTACCAACTACGTTTTAAAATGAACACAGAAACCAAGTTAGAACGTTTTGCTGAACTTGAATTTCAACGCAATATAGCTCATATAATTGTGGCTGATGAGCATGGCGGCATAGTAGCATTTGGAAAATATCATATTAAGCCAGACTCAACTGGATACACGGTAGCTACCTGGGATCGTGACATACACTCCTTTAGTACCAAAAGAATAGCAATGGCCTGGTGTACTGCTGACAAATACAATCAGCTTAACATGGGCAACGAAATACTAGTGCTAGATCGTAAAAAACAAGCATTAGCGGCAGATATACACTGTCGTCGTGGCGTAGCTACTCAAGGCCGCAACGAAGATTTTTACGAAATAGTAAACATAAAAATTCAGCCCAAGGTTTCTCAGTTTAATCTAGTAAATAGTGAACTTGAAAAATGTGTAAAATCGGCTAAATATCTACAAATTAGAGGATTCAATAATGAAACTGCAAGAACTCGCGTCCCCAACGCCAAGTAAACAAATTGCCAATGTATTCGAAAGTTACTTTGGTAACCGCATTCGCTTTGACCAATTAACCCGTGGCCAAACTAAACAAATGCTGTACAAAGTACGTGGCGTCCTAGGTGAGCACCGCCAGACATCTGCACGTTACACTAGCGAACAAGATCCCAAGTACTTACAATTGGTAATGATGGAGCAGGCTTTAGCCAGCAGACTAAAAGAAGAAAACTTGCCTGTTGCTGCCGGCGGTGTAGCACAGCCAGGACAACCAGTTAAACCAACAGGTACTGCACCAGCTGGTGCTCCTGTTAAGGATCCTAAACTAGACGCTGCACTCAAGAAGTCAGCTGGCGGCCAAACATTAAATCCTGAAGAACAAAAACTTGTAGCAGGCGCTGCAATGATGCAGGCTGAAAGCCGTTTGCGCAGAGTAATGAAACGTTTAAACGAAAGCGAAATTCAACAAGCTCAAGTGGTGTTGGCTGCGCAAGACATGGTTGACAAGATGCAATCAATGTTGGAAGACATTTCTGAGTTGCAGTTTAAAGAACTTCCAGCATTGGTTGACAGTATTAAAAATCAAGTTGGTATTGACCAAGCTGCACAATTTAATACAGATGCAACTGCGGCTCTAACAGGCTTACTACAAAATCTCCAAAGCGCCAAACAGCAAATGGATCAAGCACTTGGTGTTGTAACAGGTACTGCACCAGCTGGTGCTGATATGGCTGCTGCTGATGCTGCAATGGCTGGTGCTGACATGAGTGCTGCTGGTTCTGACATGGGGGCCGCTGCCGGTGCTGATATGGGTATGGACATGGGTGCTGATATGGGTGCTGATTTAGAAGCTGGTGCCGAACCTCCCGCTGCTTCATTAGGCCGCGCCAAGCGATAATGAAAATATTTGAAGTCGCTGCTGGTCTTAACGACCCTGCTGTAACGTCTGATCCAACCCCAAATCCAGATCAACTGATGGGGTTGGTATCTTTCTTGAGCGGCAGAGCCAACGACACTAACGCACGTAAAGAAATCTCACAAGATGCCTTTATACAGTTAGCACAAAGTCTAGACATCAACGTTAACAAACAAAATTTACCAGATATTACTAATCAACCACCACTTAGTAACATTTTGGAGCCGTTACAACCAGACACAGATGATCCTATTGTGTACAAGGGTGGTGACACAAGTTCACCAGAAATGCCGGTAAATAAAGCACAAGATATTGTAGCACAGGCAGCAAAATCCGCAGCCAAAAAAGATCGCGGCATCTAATCAAACTTGTCAACAAAAGGTTGACTTAGAGCGTTAAATATAGTATACTACCTTGTAGGAGACTCACAATGAAACGACTCATTACCCTAATTTTATTAACCCTGAGCTTGTCAGCAATGGCACAGCATCGCCATTACCCACACCACGGACATGGGCACTGGCATCGCGGAGGATCTGGAAATTGGGTACCTGTGTTAATTGGTGGAGCAATTGTTGGGGCCGCAATTGCAAACAGCAGAGAAGCAGTGGTTATACAACCTCAGCCTAGTATTGTATATCAATACCCTCCAGTATATGTACAGCGTCAAACAGTTTGTACAGAATGGAAAGAAATCCAAACACCGGATGGTCAAACATACCGAGAAAGAACTTGTACACAATAATATGGCATACTCAGAAAAAGTTGTAGATCACTATGAAAATCCCCGGAATGTCGGCTCTTTTGACAAGAGTGATACTGATATTGGTACTGGTATGGTTGGCGCACCTGCTTGCGGCGACGTAATGAAATTGCAAATCAAGGTACAAGATGGCATCATCACAGACGCAAGGTTTAAAACATACGGATGCGGCAGTGCGATTGCCTCAAGTTCTCTTGTTACCGAGTGGGTTAAAGGACGAACGCTTGACGAAGCGGCAGCTCTTAAAAATTCAGAGATTGCTGAAGAACTCGCGCTGCCACCAGTCAAGATTCATTGTTCTATTCTTGCTGAAGATGCTATAAAGGCTGCTGTAGAAGATTATCGCAAAAAGCATGATCTCGTTAACTGATGCGGCTGCTCGAAAAATACAACAAACACTAACTCGCAGAGGACACGGTGAGGGTATTCGGCTAGGTGTAAAAACTACTGGTTGCTCTGGCCTTGCTTATGTGTTAGAATATGTAGATATTCCGTTAGCAGAAGATCAATGCTTTGATTGTTCTGGCTGCAAGGTATTTGTTGATCCCAAGAGCTGTGTGTATATGCAAGGTATAACTGTAGATTATGTTCGCCAAGGGCTTAACGAAGGATTTCAATTTAACAATCCTAACGAACGTGACCGCTGTGGATGCGGAGAAAGTTTTAGGGTATGACCGCCCTGGCAGTTTTTGGATGTAGTTGGGTTGTTGGTGAAGAAGTACTGCTACTTTCAACATTTGGGGCAAAACTGGCTACAAAATTAAATGCAACAGACTACATTAATTTAGGTATATC